TGTTTGGTTCTAAACAAACTACCATAGATAATACATATCAATTTTTTACAGAAAAATCTTACAGTTTTTTAGAAAAGTTTTATGGTGGTCAATCACAAGCTATTGAAGAACACCCTTTTGTTAGAGTAGAACCAGAAGTTTTACATATCGGTGAAGCTTCAGACGAAGGAGAAGTTGCTATAACAGGTTCGAAAGAAGGTAATTCAATTAGTTCTTATCATGATGCACATCAAATATTAGTTAGTGATCAGTCTTTTGTAAATGATGAAAAAAATAATATTCATCATGCTAATCATCAAATACATTTAGGTTCACATCAATTTAGAGCAGCTGCAAATGAATTATTAAATTATCATTCAGTAGATTTAGTATTGTCAGCAAGAACAGATATTTCAGTTGGTCAGTTAATTAATTTAGATATACCATCACCTAATCCAGGACAAGATGAAGTTGATCCTAAGTTTTATAATGGTAAACATTTAATTACACATTGTCAATGGATTTTGGGTCCTTCATCATGTGACTTGAATGTAAGATGTATTAAAGATTCAGTAATTAATAATATTGAAACTACAGCTTTAGAATATGGAAAAACAATATAATGTTAAAATATCAAGGTAAAACAGGATTCATTTGGTTTACGGGTGTCGTAGAAGATAGAAACGATCCTTTATTCCAAAATAGAGTTCGTGTTAGAATACACGGGTCTCATACTTGGGAAAAACAAATGATAGCTACACCAGACTTACCATGGTGTCAAGTAATGATGCCTGTAACAGCACCTTCTGTATCAGGTCTTGGTACATCTCATCATGGGTTAGTTGAAGGTTCTACAGTCATGGGATTCTATAGAGACGGTGAAGAAATGCAAGATGCTGTCGTGATAGGATCTTTTTCAGGTATCATGACTGATATCTATAGAATAGATGAACAGATAGATGATAAAGGTACACGAACATTTACAGAAGTTAAAAGAACTACAAAAGAAGGATTCAATGATCCTAGATTAAAAAATGTTTCTGAATATGAAGGTACACCTGACGGACCTAACCCAAAACATATTAATAGAAATTATGGTCTATCATTAGACCTCGAATCATCACCTAGAAGATTTGGTGAAACTGAAGGTTCATCTTATCCTAAAAAAGATTATCAAGCATCATCAAGTGTAAACTATTTGGCCAGAGCTACAGACTATGCTTCTGAAAATAGTAATCCTGTAAAAGACATTTATCCTATTTTAACTTTAGAAACTCAAGAAGGACCTGGACTAGAAAATTTAGAAGTCGGTAAAACAGAAGGTAAAAATAATACTGCACTAAGAGACACTACTACATATTTAAAACCTAAGTATCCTTTCAATCATGTTCACGAAACAGAGTCAGGTCATGTAATAGAATTAGATGACACACCTGAGTATGAAAGAATACATCTTTATCATAGAACAGGTACAAGAGTTGAAATAGATAAAGAAGGTAATTATGTAGAGAAAATTGTAAAAGATAAGTATTCAGTTACAGCTGGTAATGATTATGTAACAATTACTGGAGATGTTGTTGTCAATATAACAGGTAACGCTTATGTGAATGTTACTGGTACAAGTAATATAACTTCAGAAGATAAAATAACAATTACAGGTAATAATACAACAGAGATTATTTCAGATACAACAATTACAGGTAAACTTCATGTCACAGGTGAACAAACTAATGATTCAACAATTACAGCTACTGAAAGTATAACAGGTAAAGAAGTAGTTCTTGATACACATACACATACAATAAGTTCTGGTTCATCAGCAGGTAAAACTAAAGAACCTGATTAATCGACATAAATAATAGTATGGCACAGTTTAATAGTAAAAATAAAAGTTCTAGAGTAGCAAGAAGGTGGTTTAGCGATCTTGATACTAACTTTACATTACATCCTCAAAGTGGTGATTTGTCATTGAAACAAGATATCAATGCTGTAAAAAGATCAGTAAGAAATTTATTGTCTACTAACCTTTTTGAAAGACCTTTCAAACCTAGTTTGGGTGTTGATTTAAGAGGTATGTTATTTGAACTATCTACAACTTTTTCAGATGTTCTAGAAGATGATATTAAAGCAGTCATAAACAAATTTGAACCTAGAGCTCAAGTAACAGATGTAGTTACATTTTTAGAAGGTAATAGTTTAGATGTATCAATGTATTTTACTGTTCAAAATGACCCAGCACCACACGAAATAAATATAACTTTACAGAGAGTAAGATAATGGCAACGATAAACAGTTCAAACATTAACATAACAGATTTAGACTTTGAAGATGTAGAAAGTAGTCTTAAAGAATATCTTAAAGGACAATCTACACTTAAAGATTACAACTTTGAAGGATCAAATCTATCAGTATTAATTGATCTATTAGCATACTCAGCTCATACATCAGCTTTCAATGCTAACATGGTTGCATCAGAAATGTTTTTAGATACTGCTCAGATCAGAAAAAATGTAGTATCAAGAGCAAAAGAATTAGGATACACACCTTCGTCTAGAACAGCAGCAAAAGCTAAATTCGATTTAACAGTAACTAGTCCAAGGGTCGGTGGTGTTGTTCCTTCTAGTTTAACAATTAATAGAGGACACGAATTTACAACAGTCTTTGACGGCACATCATTTACATTTATTGCATTGGATAATAAAACAATAAGTCCTGATGGTGGTACATTTACCTTTAAAGATTTAGAAGTGTTTCAAGGTAAATTGACTACAGACATTTACAGATTCGATAATCAAATTTCAAATCAAAGATTTGCTTTATTAAATTCTAACATTGATACAAGTACTATTAAAATTAATATTACTTCAAATAATACAGTCACTGCTTGGACAAAAGCTGGTGACTTGACGGGTATCACATCTTCATCAAATGTTTTTTATGTACAAGAAAATGATGAAGGTTTATTCGAAGTATATTTTGGAGATGGTGTCATAGGTGCACAACCAAAAGATGGTGATCAGATTTCAATTTCATATCTAGTAACAGACGATACACATGCTAATGGTGCTAGTACTTTTTCTATGGCTACATCTATAAGTGGTAATTCAGATGTTGTATTTACAAATACTCTAAGTGCTTCAGGTGGTAAAGATATAGAAACAACAGATCAAATAAAATTCTCAGCTTCGAAGTTTTATACATCACAAAATAGATTAGTGACAGTACAAGACTACAAAGCTAAACTACAAGAACTTTATCCTGGAGCTGATTCAATAGCTGTATGGGGTGGTGAAGATAATGATCCTGTACAATATGGTAAAGTATTTGTAGCACTTAAACCTTCTCAGTATTCAAACAACTTAACAACAGCTGAAAAAACAGATTTAAAAAATAATCTTTCTAAATTAAGTGTATTAACTGTAAGACCTGAAATTGTTGATGCTGAAATATTACAAATATTAATAACAACTAATTTCAAATACGATCCTACTAAAACTTCTCAAACTAAATCAGCTTTAGAAACTTTAGTAAGAGCATCTATTATTTCTTATGATAATAATCAACTATCAGGATTCGATACATTGTTCAGACATTCACAATTAACAGGACAAATAGATAATACAGAAACATCTATTCTTTCAAATATCACAAATATTAAATTAAGAAAAAACTACACTGCTGTCGTAGATGGTACAAAGTCATCTATTAAATTAGACTTTGGTAATGCTATCTATAACCCTCATTCAGGACACAATGCTTCAGGTGGTGGTGTATTAGAATCGACAGGATTTTTCATCTCAGGAGATGCGAAAAATTATTTCTTTGATGACGATGGTAAAGGAAATGTTAGAAGATATTCATTAGACGGTTCAACAAGAGTATACGCTGATAATACAGCAGGTACTATAACATATTCAACAGGTGTAGTCAGTATTAATACATTGACTTATAGTTCAACATCTAATACAGATACATCTATAGATTTCACAATTACTCCTAGTTCAAATGATATAATTTCAACTAGGAACCAATTGTTGGATATCACAGCTGACCAAATCACAGTAACGGGTACTGCTGATACAGTCGCTAGTGGTGAAACGAGTGCTGGAGTAGGTTATACAACCTCATCTA